CGATCTTGCCGCAGTGCAAGGTGACCTCGGTGAAGCTGTAGCGGGCACCGACACGTCGGCCAGAAACGCTGCCGTCGCGACTCTGGACCTGGCTGCAGCGACCGACGAGGCTGCTACGGCAGCGAAGGCCGCCGCCGACGAGTTCGAGGAGTACGACAAAGCAATCGCAGTCGCCAACGAGACTTACGACGCATCAATCAAGGCCATTGAGGAATGGGCTGATGGCATCGACGCGGCAACTTCGGCTGGTGCTGATTCGTTCTCAGATTTCAGCGGCGACACCATCGGAAGCGTTGCCGATTTCCGTGAAGAGTTGGTGCAGTCCGCTCTTGACATTGCCGCATGGCAAGAAAACCTCATCGTCATCGCCGAGCGTGCAGGGCCAGAGTTCGCTGCGCACCTCTCCGAGATGGGCGAAGCGGGCGCGCCGATGGTCGCACAGCTTGCCGCTGACGGCGATCTACTCGACGCCACACTCGGCGACTACGTCAGCTACTCAGATATTGCCGGCCGCGACATGGTCGCAGCATTTGATGATGTTGGGTTCGGCGTTTCCGAGAAGACCACGGCCGCAATGGTCCAGGCTGAACTTGACATCGAGAACGCTGGCAGCGATCTGTATAGCACTGCCGTCACAACCGGCGGTCAGATCGGTGAAGGTATCGCGGTCGGCATTTCTGATGAGGAGTACAAGGTTGCATGGGCAGCGCGCGGCGTCGTGTCGAATGCTCTCGCATCCGTACGCGCCGACAACAAAATGAAGTCCCCGTCGCGCCTCTGGGCTGAGGAGGTCGGCCAGCCGATTGCTGGAGGCATCGCAGAAGGTATCGCCGACGACGCCCACGAGATAGACGAACAGCTCCGCAAGGCGATTGAGGACGCAGAAGAATCGGCTGTTAACGCCGCTGACAAACTCACGGAGAATGTGCTGGCGTCGTTTGACGCGCTGGCCGAAGGTGCTGCTGACCGGCTGTCGTCTATCTGGGATGGTATCGACGACGCCCGGTCGCTCGCTGGCATAGAAGAGTCTGTATCTGACGCCGAGAAATCACTGTCTGACGCCAGCGTTGATGTCGTTGATGCTAACAAGAACATGATTGACGCGCAGTACGCGTTGGCTCTCGCGCAGGCTTCGGGTACAGCTACAGCCGAAGAAATGGTCAAGCTAATTGAGGCTGAACGTAAAGCTGTAGAGGAAGCAGCAGTCGCCATAGAGGCGAAGAACGACGCTACGACGAGGTTGCAGGACGCCAACCTTCGACTGACTGAGGCGACGATGGACAACATTGTCGGCACCGACGCTCAGCGTGAGGCGTGGCTGTTGGCTGCCGAGGGTGCCGGATTGACTGCGATACAGGTGAGGGATCTTGAGTCGGCGTACAGATCGGCGGCCGAAGCGCAGGCTTCGTTGGCGGCTGCAACTGCCGAGGCAGCTGTGCTGGACGCGACTACGAAAGCGGCGATCGCAGCTGAGGCTGCAGGCGCCGACAACGTGCGCATACGGTTCTCTGAGATCGTCAATCAGGGCGCTATCGGTGCCGAGGAACTAAAGATGATCGCGGGCCTGTCGTCTGGCGGCCAGCTAAACGCCATGAACGTTGCAATCAAACGGTTTGACAATTACGTGAAACTTAGCGGATCACGTGCAGGCGGTGGCCCGGTGCGTGCCGGACATCTGTACGAAGTCGGCGAAGGCAACGTTGCTGAGATGCTGATGTCTGGCGGGCGTCAGTACATGATTCCCGGCAACAACGGCGACGTAATCAGCGGCTCACAGATGCGGCCGGCGCAGTATCAGTCATCGACTGGTCAGGGTGCCGAGGCGGATTGGGGTGAGATTGGCGATCGGATCGGCAACCGTGCCGCAACCGCCTACGCCCGCAAGCTTCAACAAGAGATGAGGGCGGCATGACGATTCTCACACTGGACAAGCTTCACATTGCGAGCCTGTCAGACCTGTCCGATGCGCTGGTCATTAAGGCCAGCGCGTTTGATGCGAACGTTATTACCCCGTCATCGGTGCGCAGGTATTCGGGCGGCGTCGACAGGGTTGTTTCGACACCGGGCCGGACGTTTTCGTTTCCGATTACTTGCTTCCATGTCTCACGGGCTGACTATGACGATTTGCTCGACCGGGCTGGCACCACACAACTATTGCGGGACACTCGAGGCCGTGCGGTTGCTGGCCTGATTTCGGATGTCTCTGGCTCTGAGGCGCGAGGTTTTGACCGCATGTCGACGGTGTCGTTTACGTTGACATCGATCACGTACTCGGAAATCGTATGACGGTTCTGCTCTGGTCGTCGCTGACGCCGGCGCAGCAAGTCACGCTCATCGAGGGGCGCCAGGTCTTCTACGACGCCGGCTGTGATCTGCTCGACTCCGATGACGTGCTCATCGAGGATCTCGGCTCCGACTTTCTGGCGGCGGGGTCAAGTGTCGACCGTGGCATCTTTCGGACGCTTCACGGGTCGTGTCGGCTGAACCTTGCCCGCGAGGTGGCGTGGGGCTCGCAGCGGCTCCGGCCGTACATGCTGGTTTCGTCCGATAATGCGACGTGGTACCGGCTGAACCTGGGTGTGTTTTTGCCGTCTACACCGGAGCGCCGTATCGGTGAGATCCCGCCGACATGGCAGGTCGAAGGTTTCGACAAGCTCGACGTGTTGAACACGCCGCACGGCGTCACCTATTCGCTGGCGTCGGGTAGTGCGATCATCGCAGCCGTCGAGGCGTTGATCACCGGGGCGGGTGAGGCGAAGGTCAGCATCGACCAGACGGCGGCCGCTACAACGTCGGCTGCTGCTCGGGTGTTCCCGTTGGCCGACGAGACAACGACGCTGCAAATCGTCAACGACCTCCTCGAGTCGATCGGCTACCGGGCGTTGCGTGTTGACCGTGACGGATGGTACCGGTCGGTCCCGTATCTGTCGCCCACCGATCTGCCGACGGTCTGGACGTACAGCGCCGATTCGGTGTCTACGACGGTGAGCGAATCCCGCACCAGCATTTCGGACTATTACCAGGCGGCTAACGAGATCATCGGTGTCAATGATGATGCGACGGCGGCGGCGGCACCGGTCGCCGGTACCGGGCTTTACACGCTAACGAATCAGTCTGACGGTTTGACTTCAATCGACGGTCGTGGCGGGCGAACGATCCGCCGTATTATTCGCGGCACGTACGCCTCGCAGGATGCGTTGGAGACTGCGGTGTTGCGGGTCATGGATGCGGAGTCTCGTGTTGCCCGGCTGTTCGAGCTGTCGGTGTCACCGAATCCGATTCACGGTCATTCCGGCGTCGTCAAGTTTGTCGATAGTTCCGTTCCGGTCGATGGCCGGTTTCTGGTCACAGCATGGTCTTTGCCGCTCGACGGCAGCGATATGAAACTCAGTTTAAGGGGAGTGTGAAATGTTGGTAACTGGTGGGCGAACCCAAGAGATTACTTGGGGCGAGGTGGCGGCTACGTCGCCGTTGACAGTGTTATTCGCGGGGGATGCTACGGCATCTCCGGTCGCGTTGAAGGATGCGTCGTTGACGTTGTCGGTTGCCGACAAAGTGATGCTCGCGAAGGTCGGCAAGCCTGACGGCTGGGCCGTCGTGTTGAAGCTGGGAGCGAGCTGATGGCCACCCAGTATTACAACGCGGTAGCTCACACCACGACGCCGTTTATGACGGTTTACGGGCAGGATGGGGATGTATCCAGTAAGCTTACTGACCCTGTTGCATTGCCGACCGGCACTGGTCGCGGTGCATCGTGGTCGCCGGACAATACATATCTAGCTGTAGCGCATACCACATCGCCGTTCGTCAGCGTGTACAAAAGGGCTGGGGACGTACTCACTAAAATCGCTGACCCCGCGACACTGCCGACAGGTAACGGCTATGGCGCTTCATGGTCTGCTGATGGAACCTATCTTACAGTATCGCATACCACATCGCCGTTTATTACAGTATACAAACGGGCTGGGGATGTACTAACTAAGCTGGCTGACCCTGTTACATTGCCGCCATATTTTAGTTTCGGTAACGCATGGTCTGCTGATGGTATATATCTGGCAGTGACGACCTTTTACAGCCCGTATATCATCATTTACAAACGGTCGGGGGATGTACTCAGTAAGCTCAGCAATCCGGCTGCACTACCGTCAGGTTACGGCCGGAACGCTGCATGGTCGCCCGACGGCACGTATCTGTCAGTGGTGCATGCCGGATCTGGATATCTCGTGGTCTACAAACGGGCTGGGGATGTTTTTACTAAAATCGCTGACCCTGCTACATTGCCGACAAGTGTTGGTCACGGCACCGCATGGTCGCCTGACGGCACTTATCTGTCGGTAGCGCACACCTCATCGCCGTTCGTCAGCGTGTACAAAAGGGCTGGGGACGTACTCACTAAAATCGCTGACCCCGCGACACTGCCGACAGGTAACGGTCGAGGCACGTCGTGGTCGCCCGACGGCACATATCTGTCTGTAGTTCACAACACATCGCCCTTCGTCACGGTCTATTCTCGCTCGGGGGACGTGCTCAGTAAGGTAACCAATCCCGCATCACTACCAACCGGGACCAGTTACGGCAACGCCTACTCGGGCTCACTGAACGCGGCCCCGACGGCTCCGACTTGGTCGGCTCCGGCGGACAATAGTTTCAACGATATTGATTCGAGCTTGCTGCTCGACTGGACCTTCAACGACCCCGACGGCGGCGATACACAGTCGGCGTATGCGTTGTCGAAGTCGGTCGATGGCGGCGCGCTCAGCTACTGGAACGCGGGCACGTCGGCGTGGGGTGCCGGTGAAATCAAGAACCCGACAGCGACCACGTCGGTCACGCTCGCTTCGTCGTGGGCCGCCGACGGCGAAAGCATCGAGTACAAGGTCAAGACGTGGGACGCTGCCGACGCTGTTGGCCCGTACGGATCCGGTCTGACGGTCAACGGTGCGGCTGCGACTCCGCCGACGATCACGGCCCCGGCAACGTCCGCCGTGCTCGCATCATCTTCGGCCACCGTGACATGGACGGTGGCGGCGCAGGCCGCCTACAAGATCCGTGTCCTGTCTTCGGTCGACGCCGAGCTGTTCACGACCGGCAAGGTGACGGGCGCTGTCACGGAGGTGACGCTCGGCTACGTCTTTACTGACGGGCAGACCGGCCTTAAGATTGAACTGACGACCTGGAACGCCAGCGATGTCCCCGGCGTCGATACGAACACCGGCATATCGGTGGACTACACGCCACCGGCCACGCCTGTGCTGACCGTCTCGGCCAACGCTGCCGGATATATTTCGGTGGCGATAGCGGACCCGACCCCGACCGGATCGCAGCCGACCGTCGTTACGCACGACATTTACGTGCGGGTTGCCGCTGGCGGC